ATGCCGGAACTCGCCCCCGACGACATGCCGCTGGAGGCCCCGGAACTCATGCCCGACGAAGCGCCCGAAGAACTCATTCCCGACGAACTGCCGCCGCCGGAGCTGCTCATGCTGGACGTCATGCTCGAGCCTGAAGCGCTCGAAGACATGGAACTGGTTGTGTCGCTTGTTGGCGTGCTTCCCGATCCGCTCGATGACATTGGCCCGCTGCTCGATGGCGTCTGCGTGGTGCCCGGCGTGTTGCTGGTGAACGCATCGGTGGTGTAGAACGTCAGCGTCGGCGTGCCGCCTGGCCCGGTCGTGTAGATCACGTCGCCGGTTGTCGAGTAACTCGGCGGCATGCTCGGCGTGCTGGTGGGCGTCGAATAGGTGCTGTACGAAGAGTCCGGCGACTCCGACGGCGTCGAGTAGTTGCTCGATCCGCCGCCCTGCGGAGCGCGGCCCGTCGCCCAGACCGGGATATAGAGGTAGTAGCGGGTGGGGCCGTCGCTCATCGAGCGGCCTCCTGAGGTTTGACATTCGGCTCGTACCAGCCCTGCGTGTTCACGAGCTTGCCGCACTCGGCGGACGCGGCCGCGACAGCGTCGGCGAACTCCATGCGCTCGAAGACCTGCAGCTCGCTGCCGGGTGAGCAGTTCACCACGCGGAAGCGATGCTTCTCAAAGTGCGGCTTGAGGGCCTCGAATCGCCGGGCCAGCGAGTCATAGAGCACGTTGTTGTGCCGGATCGCGTTGGCGGCCCGGTTCTCCGCGAAGGCGTACTTGCGGTCCTCGGCCATCTTGAAGTCGCAGCCCAGCAGATACACCGTTGAGAATCCGAGGTAGTGCAAGAGGCGGAGTGCCACGAGCATGACCGAGCGCTTGCCGGTGATGCCCAAAGAGTCGGGGTTCTTGGCGTCGTTGCCCCACGGGACGCTATCTCCGGTCAGGAACCGCTCATGGTCGAAGTGATCCGCACGACGGAAGAACATGACGCTGGGCATTTGCCGGACCCGGAACGCGCTGTTGCGCATCGCGCCGTCGAGGCCTTGGATGCGGAGCCGCTTATCCCACATGCACGTGGGCACGAACTTCAGAATGCCCGGGTCCTTCCAGCCGGTATCGATGAACCGGCCGGGATCGTCGACGCAGGTCCACAGCGTCGGGCGATGCACCGCCCAAGCGTTGTTCACGGCCATCGTCACGATGCCGCGCTTGTTGAGCGCCGAGAGATCGAGCTGCGTGAGCGACGGCCCCGACAGAATCAGGAATGCCGAACGCCCGCGATAAAACCCGCCGAGCGACACGGAGTCGAAGTCGGCGGTGTAAAGGCGCAGGCCATCCCGCGACGGCTTTCGCGCCTTCAGACCTGCCTGGAGCGCCGCGATGTCCGACTGGTTCTCACGCACCGCAGCACCCCCCATCGCTTCCCGCCTTGAATCGCCCGAGGATGAACCGCCGCTCTGCCCGCGGGTTGGTCACGGTGGCGACACGCCCGATGCGGTCGAGCCACCAATCCAGCGGGCGCACCGTCGGGTGCAGACCTTCGCCGGCGACGGTGGTCTTGCTGGGACGGGTGCAGATCGAGAACACGAAGTGGCCGCGCGGCTTGGCCACACGGCGCATTTCCGCGAGCACCGCGTCCACGTCTTCGGGGAGCAGATGCTCGAGTGCGTCGAAGCTCGTGACGACGTCCGCCACGCCCGCGTGCAGCGCGGTCTTGTGCATGGGACGCACGAGGTCCGCATCCGGAAACGCAAAGTCCACGCCCAGCCCGTCGATCCCCAGCCGGCGCAGGTCCCGCACGAGGTCGTTGCGGCCGCATCCAAAGTCCACCACGAACCTCGGCTTGAACTTCTGGATGATCGGGACGGCAAACTTGCCGTGGTTGGTCGAGCCGTACGTCGAACCGGGTTTGGTGGCGAGCGCCACGTACTTGGCCCGCTCCTTCTCGCGGCGTGTGTCGAGTGTGGTTGGGAGTGTGGTCATTCGGCACCTCCGATGTAGAGGTTGAACTTGCGGTCCTCATCGGCGGGGTCGGCGATCTCGATCAAGCTCATGGCCTCGAAGACCCACACGGGCTTGCCCTTGCTGTTGCGCTCGCACGTGAGCTGCACGCACACGCCCTCGGGGATCGGCACGAGCTTGGGTTTGAGCGACCGTGCGGGCGGACACTTGGGGAGCACACCCGGCAACTCGCACACCGGGCCGAGCCCGAGCAGGCCACCGAACCCAGAGCCGGGCTCGGAGTCATTCATGTGGTGGGCCTCGAACCGGTTGAGCGCCAGCCGCGTCGGGTCTTCGCCGCCGCCTGCGAGCTGTGACGACAGGCCACCCTCGATGGGCACGTACCGGAGATAGGTCTCGCTGCCGGGGTTGCCGTCGATTTGGGCTTCCACCCACGGATAGCGCCAGCGGTTGCGCTCGGTGGGGATCGCCTGGGCCGCGCCGAGAATCGCCGTCACGCGCCCGGGCGACGGGCGGCCGAGTTCGAGCACGGCCCACTTCTCGCCGGTGCCATCTTCTTTCCAGAGGATCGGGATGCCACCCATGGGCGTGCTGGCCAGGACCGTCTCGTCGGCCGCGAGCTCGCAGGTGGTGTCGGTCTCGTTGGTGATGAAGACCCGCGCCACCGTCACACCCGTGAGCACGCAGCGCCCGAGCTTGTTGGGCTTGATGGGCTGGAGTGCGACGACGAATGCTGGACCGGCGGTCTGCTCCGTGGCGATGTCGCCCGTCAGCGGCGTGCGGCTCTGGAACGTCCGTTCCTGGTCATCCTCGCCGGGCTCGACGAGCACGCCGGTGATTGCCAGCGCGTGGTACGGCTCGATCTCTGCACCGGAGTCGTTGCGCACCAGCACAATGCCGCGCTGTGCCGATTCCATGAGCGGGCCGGCGACGGCCTCGCCGCGACCCTGACGCCGGCGCAGATCGACCGCCGCATCGACGAACGCGTTGTACGCGCCCGCGGGAAGGCGGAGGGGATCACCGGATCGGACTTTGCGAAGATCGTCTGGCATGGGTAACGGGGCTCAGATCCCCAGGGCTCCAAAGTTGGCGTCGTCGTACACACGCTCGACATACGCGGCGATGGGCTTCTTGATGATCGCGCCGGACCCGGTGTCTTCCGCGTCTGCGTAGCGGACCCACAGGTATTCCCACCCCTTCTTGTTGATGCCCGAGATGGAGCCGACCGAGAGGCCGGTTTCGTTGGGGCTGGCGGCGAACCGGAAGGTGATCTCCCAGTCGTCGTCGGGACCGTCGCCACGCTTTGAGCCTGTCGCGCCCAGGAACAGCACTTCGCCGGGAGCAAAGCCCTTGAACCCGCCAGCATTCGTCTTGCCCGTGCAACTGAAGATCGCGCCCTTGTACGCCCCGGTCACTTGCGCATCGGAGAAGTAGTGCGTCTCAGAGAACTGGTACACGGGCACGGTGATGTCCACGCCGTCAACGCCGTCGGCGGTCACGCCGATCGCGCCGCCGAAGTCCGGCGCGGTCGATCCGGATGCCGCCCGCGCCTGGACCGTGTCTTTGCTCTGGGTGATGTGCTGCGTGCCGCCACCGGTCTCAAAGTTGAATGATGCCTCGCTGGGCGTGGGGTTCCCGCCGCTATCGCTGGAGCCGTAGCGGACGGTCACGTCCCAGAGCTGCGGCCCAAGCGGTTCGATCTGCACGTTCTGCCGGGCGAGGCTGTCGTAGGTCGCGGGCGAGGCCGTCTGCGCCGCGCTGCGGGCCACGAGATCATCCGCGGTGCCGCGCACGATGTACCCGAGCTCCGCAGAGGACTGCGAGACTTGGTTCGCCTTGGTGGAGCGGCGGCTCTCGAACTTCTCAAAGACCTCAACCGGCACGAGCGATGACCTCCTTTCTGATCAGGCGAACCGCATTCCGTTGTCCACGCTGGCATCCAGCAGACGCTTGGTGTTCTTGGCCGTCGCCTCCGTCGCGGTGGCTGTGCGTTCGGCGGCATCACCACCGGTGCCGAGGCCTGAGACGGCCGCGGAACTGAACGTGCCCGTAACGCTGATGCCCTTGCCGATGGCAGCGCCGAGTCCCGACAGCCGGTCCTCGAAGTCGGCCATCAGATCCCGCTGTGGCCGACCTGGTCCCTTCTCGGCGTCTGCGGCCTCTCGCTTCTTGCGGGCCTCCTCGATCGCGGCGGCGAGTTTCTGCTTGGCGGCATCGAGCGCGGCCTGGGACTCCGCGAGCCCCGCAGCCGTGTCCTTGCGCAGGGCCTCCTGCGCGTTTTCGAAGTCCTGGCCGATGCCCGCCAGCGTCGCCTCGTGCATCGCGGCGGCGTCGCGGCGCTGGGCCTCGCGTTCCTTGTCGCGTGCGGTCACCGACTGCTGGGCGGCGTTCTCCAGTTCAACGAGCCGGGATTCGAGCTGCTGATCGACCGCCTTCTTCGCGGCTTCGACATCGAGCCCGTCATCGAACAGCCCCTGAATCTCCAGCATTCGCTTGGCGACCCACGACGAAGCTTCCTCCCAGATCATCTGGAAGCCCGTGGCGAAGTTGGTCCAGGTCTTGGAGAGGAAGGCGGTGGTCTCGATCCACGCGACCTCGAGAGCGTGGAAGACGATCTCCGCGGCGGCAAGCGCCCCGTACCACATCGAGTAGGCCGTGGAGACGAAGAACTCCTTCGCGCCCAGCCACGCCTTGTTGAGCACCGCGACGCCTTGCTGCCAGATGACCTTCAGCGACAGCCACAGAATCTCGGCGGCCAATGCGATGTCGCCAGCGGCGAGGGCGTCGGAGATGCCGCCGACCACCTTGCCGACCCAGTCACGCAGCTCGGTGAACTTCTCAGACAGCCATGACAGGGCTTCGCCGCCCGCGCCGGTGACGACCAGCAGCGTGCCGCCCAGCGCCACGATCGCGGCGATGGTCAGGCCGACCGGCGTGAGGATCGCGCCGATCGCGGCCCCGATCAGGCTGAACGCCGTGCCGATCCCGCCGATGACGGCGGCCACGATGCCGAGCGCCGCGCCGATGCCAGAGATGATGTAGCCCAGGCCGACGATGGCAATCCCCGCGACGGCGACGGCGGCTGCGACCTTGAGCGCCCACACCACCGTCTCCTTGTTCGCCTTCACCCACGCCGTGGCGCTGACGACGATGCGCGTGATCCGCTCGGTCAGGTCCTTGATGGTGGGTGCGAGCGCCCCGCCGATGGTGAACACACCCTGCTTCAGGACCTTCCAGAGCGTGCCCAGCGCGTCGTTGAGTTCCGCGGCGTCGCGGGCGGTTTCCGTGCTCACCGTCAGCCCGAGTTTGCGGGCCTGTTCCTGCATCTCGTTGATGCCTGCTGCTCCGTCGGCCATGAGCGGTAGGAGCTTGGTTCCCGCCTTGCCGAAGAGCTCCATCGCCATCGCGGCCCGGAGCGCAGGGTCTTGGATCTGTGAGATGCGGTCGGCCAGAAGCTTGAACTGCTCGTCGGGCGAGAGCTTGGCGAGGTCCTGCACCGTCAGCCCCAGCCGCGCGAGTGCCTCGTTTGCACCCTTGGACCCTTGTGACGCCTCCGTGAGCGTCTTCTGCATAACGCGGAGGCCGTTCTCCAGCGTCTCCATGTCCGTGCCCGAGAGATCCGCCGCGTAGCCCAGTTCGCTGAGGGCCTCGACACTCACGCCCGTGCGGGCGCTCATCTTGTCGAGCGCATCGCCAGAGTCGCTGAACACCTTCGCGGTGCCGAGCAGCGCCGTGATCGCTGCGACACCAATGCCCGCCATCTTGGTGCCGATGGACCGCAGCCCCGCGCCGAAGGCTTCGAGCTTCTTCTGGGCCGCCTTGAGCCCGGCGGACAGCTTGTCGCTGACGCCCAGCTCAATGAAGGCTCGCCCGGCTCGGATGCCCCGCGTATCGGCCACGTTCAATCACCCTTTCTTGATCGAGTTCCGCCACAAGAGCGGCAGCTTGGGCCGCTCCTTCTCAAGCGCCGGGGCCATGTACGGCCGCGGAGCGATCTTGACTTTCTGCGATGTGAGCTTGCCGCCGCGCCTGCGCAACACGACGGTGTCGCCGCCGTACTCCAGGACATTCGGTGCCTCGCTCTTCTTGAAACCCACCGGCCCGACGACGACCGAGTCGTTGGGCTTGTCGTACCCGAAGAGGATCAACCGACGCAGGCTGCCCTCGTGCGAATGGGGCGGGGCCCCGGGAGGAGCCGACCCCTTGCGTTTGCGAATGCTCGTCTTGGCCGCCGTGCGGATGAACGCGCCGGCCTTGCTGAGCACCTTCCGCTTGGCGTTGTCGACCGCCGCCATGACGACGTGGCGGTCGAAAAACATGTCTTTGATCCGCATGGTGATCACGCACCACTCCCCGCCCCCCCAACCGGACCGCCATTCCCGCCGCCGGTGCCGGCGAGACCGCTGCCCTTCTCCAGGCCCTTGTTGAACGACGCCTCCTTCTCCTTGCGGAGACGGCCCGACCCGATGAACAAGCCGACGATGCCGGTGAGCGCCGGCAGTGCTGGCCCGAGCACGGGCAGGCCCGCGACGGTCGGGCCCACGGTGTCGAGGGCCGAGAGCGTGAGTTGGCCGAGCAGGCCGCGGATCTCACCGGCCTTTTCGATGTTGCCCTTCCACTGCGCGCCGGTCGTCTGCGTGAGGTTGAACCAGTTCTGGTACTCAACCTCGGCCTCGTTGAGGCTCAGCGTCGACGGCAGGCCAGTGGTTTGCTGGATCGTGTTGGGCGTCTTGACCTTGACGATGTCGCCAAGGTCGAGGCCGGCGCACGACGCGAGCACGAGCGCCAGCAGGATCAGGGCACCGAGATAGACGTAATGGCGGGTGGTCAGGCTCTTCATGCACGAGTCTCCTTGGCGACCTCCGGCATGCGGCGGTCGATGAACACGTCTTTCAGGACCGACACGTCAACCTTGACGGGTCGCTGGGGCTTGTGGAATGGGTCGAAGTCAGCGGGCTTGAGCAGGCGGGATCGCTTGGGATCGCGGGCGGTGTTGGCCACCACGGACATGACGGCGGCGGCGATCGACCAGTCGTGGCGCTGGCGGCCGTCGAGCATGGTGACCAACTCCCGCAGCGTCAGGGGCCCGGGGTCGAGGCCGAGGGCTCCGGCGCACTGGTAGATGAACTTCCAGGCGTCGGCGGCTCGGGGATGGGTGGGGCCATCCGGTTGACGAGCCTGTCCAGCTCGCTCTCGCTGGTCAGCGTCTCGATCCGCTTCTCCGTCAGGTCGCGGGCCTTGTCCAGAACGCGGTTGGTGGCCTGGAGCACCCGCCCGAGGTTGGCCCGGTCCCTCGGGCTCGGGCAGAAACTGATGAGTTCATCCAGCAAAGCACCCGTCGCGGCCTCGATGGCGTCTCCCGCCATCGCCTTGCCGAACTCCTCGTCGGAGACTTTGGCCGAGTCCGCCTCGGGCTTGCACACGGCGTACACCACGTCGCACAGGAGCACGGGATCGCGGATGAACTTCTCGATGAGCGTCCCCTCGATGATCTGCATGAGGTCGACGCCCGTGAGCCCGCGCACGCGCTTGAGCGTGGCGACGTTGATGTCCACCGTCCAGGTCCGACCCGCGTTGTCCTTGAACTGCCGCATCCTTGCCTCCGTTGGGACGCTGTGCCGGTTGCACAGCGGTTGAACAGCCTTTGAACACCTGTTGCACCGACTTCGCCGCCGGGTTTACGAACCGATCCATGAAGGCGCCGTCGCCGAGTACGTGACCTTGGCGGTCACCGACACGGTGATGGCCTCTTCGAGGGCTTCGCTGCGGCTGAAATTGGTGATCGAGAAGTCCGCTTGCAGGCCCTGACCCGCAGCCGCGTCGAGGATCTGGAGGCCGATGGGGTCGTTGTTGAAGAAAGCGTTCTTGATGGCGGTGAACCCGGCATCGCCGGTATCCCAGACCATCTCGAACTCCACGCTCGCTTCCTTGAGCGTGGCGACCGTTGCCCGCCAGCCGCTGTTGGCACGCGTGGTCACATCCGCCTCGCCCGCCTCGAGGTTCAGCGTCACGTCGCGGGTGTTGCCCAGCGCCGTCCACGCGCCTGCGCCTGCCTGGCCGCCCGTCTTGTACTTCAGGGCAGCTTCCATGCCGAGCTTGATTGCCATCGCTGACTCCTTTCACTCGGCGCTGTGGCCGACCACGAAGACCGTCTCGCCGCCTTTGCTCTTGACCAACAGATCCGCCAGGTTCACCCGCTCGAAGTAGTACTGCGTGCCCGGGGCAACATCGATGGGGTCCGTTTTGCCATCCGACAGCAGGAGGTCCTGCGTGTTCTTGTGCGATGCCGTGAGCGTGAACGTCGCCACGAGCTTCGTCGCCGACAGCGGCTTGTCGCCTCCGTCCAGATCGACTTTGAAGATGATGGCATTCCTCACGCACTACCTCCGCTCGCGGTACGTCACACTCAGGACACTCGTGAACACCCGGTGCTGCTCGAGCGCCTCGCTCGACACCACCGGCTCGTTGCTGATCCCGACCCACGCCGCGTTGGGGAAGCCCTCCAGCCGTTTGAACCGCAGGTGATTCGCGATCGCCTCCACCAGCACGAGCAGTTCGTCGATCGTCGCGTCCATCCCATCGGCGGGGAGCTTCTTCTGCACGCCCACATCCACGACGTACTCGATGGCCAGGCTGTCCCGCGTCACCGGCGACATCTGCAGCGTGCGGGGAACCACCGAGACCCGCAGGTCTTTGAGGTCCTCCAGCGTGAACGCGGGCTGGTACATGCGGACGGCCGTGACCGGCTGCCCGAAGGACCCGGCGCTCACGTGCGCCGCGACGGCGTCGGCGAGGGCGGCGATCGTGCTCACGGGCCACCTCCGATGACGGGCGAGCCCGTTGTCGGCACGCTCTGGCGCGGCGAGTTGGAAGTGAGCCCGGAGAGCTTGCCCTCGAGGAACCAGATCTTGCGTTCCATCTCGGCGTACTGAGCGCGGATGCTGCGGGCCTCGCCGATGAACTCGTCGAGCCGCTTCTCCACCTGCTGGAGCTTGGTAGTCACCACGCCCCACTGGATGGTCATCGCGCCCGCCGCGAGCACGACGGTGACGACCACGCCGGCCCACCGAGCACTGCCGTTCTGTCCGTTGCCTTCTGCCATCGTTACTCCGTTGCGATGTGCTTGGTGTGAATCCGAAGAACCCTGCGGTACGGGTCGCTGTAGCGGAACGGCGGCTGCCCTCCGGGCGCATTGACCTCGTACACGAACACGCTCAATCCGACCGTCTCCCGCACCTGATCGCCCGCCCGCGGGAGGATGGGGCCAGCGCCCAGATCCAGGTCCCCGGTCCGCACGAGGAAGTCCCGCGACTCCACTCGGTGGATGAGGCCCGCGTCGTCGGCCTGCTCGAACTCGGTCTTGCCGATGGTGGCCTGGACTTCCTTCTGGTCCGTGCCACGCCGGTAGAGGACCAGGCGGGAGAGGTGCTGGTGACGCTGGGCATCGAGGAACGCCGCGCCGCGATCGAGCAGGTCGCCCACAGGTGCTCCTTGGGGGGTTATTGCTGCAGGCGAACGCGAACGATGGTGTCGGCGTCGACGGTGGCCTTCACCGCCTTGCCGATCAGCTTGTTTGCGCCGGCGGCCGCGTTCTTGGTGGCGTTCTGGGCGGCCGCATCCCAGTACGTGAGCGTGCCCGCGGGGATGGCGCTGCCACCGCCGACCGCCTTGTTGAAATCGAAGACGCCGGTGACGGCGAGCGATCCCAACTGGCCCGCCTTGATCGGTGCCTGCGTGACGCCGATGAGGTCGGCCTGCACGACCACCGCGCCGACGAGCACATCAGCGCCGGGGGTGTAGTCGATCGAGCCGCCTTCCTGAACGAACTTTGCTGGTCCTGAAGCCATTCCTGAACCTCCATCTATTGGTGGGCCATCGGTGTCGATGCCCGATTGCTGATCGATGCCGCTTCCGAGTTCGCTGGCGAGCTCGCCGCCGAGCCCCCCAGCGCCTGTGCTTCCCTGCACGGGCATGGCTTACACCTCGCCCTTGCTCTTCACGCCGCCGCGCGGGTCCTGCAGGTTGACGCCGAAGTCGTGGTACCCACGCATCCGGATGCCGAGCATGTTGAAGTCCGCATCGGACGTCTCGACGGTCGGGGCTTCCTGCCCGTTGAGGAACGCCATCTCGATGACGGGCAGGTCGTTGGGGTCGGCGAGGAGGTACCACGCCTTGGCCGAGTTGCCGGTGTAGAGGGCGTTAGAGAGGTAGCGGCTGACCTCGATGCGGAACTTGCCCTGGTGCGGGTTGGCGACGGGGAACTTGGTGTTCGCGGTCGTGTCCCGGAGCTCGACGCTCTTGTAGAGCTGCGTGCCCATCGCCGAGAGCGCCGTCGGCACCAGCATGATCGCCGGCATCACGCCCGTTGGCTTACCGTCGGAGTCCACGAGGTCCATGAAGGCGACCTCGCCCTTGGTGAGGCCGTCGATGCCGAGGGCGGTGTCCGCACCCGAGACGAAGTTCTTGTTGCCGGCGCTGAAGAACGCGGCGTTGTTCATGAACGCCGTCCAGAAGACGTCGTTGATCTTCAGGCCCGAGCCACGGCCGAGCTTTCGGGGAACCGTGGTGATCGCGCCGAGGTCATCGTTGATGATGTCGCGGCGGTCGATCGAGAGCATCAGGCCGTAGGTGTCGGCCTTGTTGGTGTAGGTTTCCTCGCCGAGCGTGCCCTGCTTGAGCTCGCCGCCGGGGGCAACCTGCTCGTACTGGTCCTTGCCGACCAGGCGGTAACTCGTGACGGTCTTGAAGTCGCTGAC